GTCTGCGAGCCGTAGGTCCACCACTCATTGTAAGCCAGCCGGCCGGCGTAATGATTCGTGAGCGGCACGAACGTCCGGAAAATGTTCAGGTTCGAGGAATAGGGCAGGTTCGTGTTGATGCCGTAGAGGGTCGGGTAATAAAGGACCGGCGTGTTGGTGTTCGCCTTCGCCCCGAGCGCCGCCGGCAGGCCGGACACACCGGCTTGCGGAATCCCGGTAAGCGCCGCGCCGTCCCCGCCGAAAGTGTTGGCTGAATTGGTGAAGATGATTGCCCGCGTCTCGTTTGTGCCTGCCTTGCCTGCAAGATTGTTCGTCGTCTCAATACCTTGCGCCGGAACATATCCAAGCGCGTTGGTGATCTCGTTTGATGTCACCACATCATTCGTGCCGTGTTCAATCGTGACGAAGGTGTTGTAGCCACTGATGAGCAGGTTGGTGTAATCGTAAACCGTCGAGCCGGTATCCAGCGGGACGCGCATCACCAAGCCCTGCCCGAGAAAGCGATTACTGATGGCGTAATGACCGATGCTGAGACTATTGGTTGCAACGCCGTCGCTGCGGGGAGTGACGCGCAACGGGACACCACGCGTAATGACTCCTCCACCGCTGAGGACGTTGCTACCAATCGCGGTGATGAAATAGATATTCGTGTCGGCGGTGTCGCCGTCCGGGTTGACGAAATAAGTCCGCACGTTCGCCGCCGATGCTGAAAACGCGGAGGCGAGAAAAATCGAAAGTAGAAGTCGGATGGTCATTGATTGTCCCTCGCTGCGATTTTAAGAATCTCGAATTTGACCCGCGAGTTTGCAGGATTATCTTCACGGTCCACGATTCGCCACGTTGCCCCCAGTCCGCTGATGATTATGCCGCGACCAATTTCCGGGGCGGGGCGAAAGCAAAACAGAACGGTCTTTTCACGGGCATCTTCCCCGAGGTCGGTGTTGAGAATGACGGGCGCTTCAGTCTGCGCATCGCCCTCGAACGAAGTTCCCGCCAGAGTGCCAGAAACAATGCCCCACACGTCGGCATGGATGGTATTCCATGCCGACGACGTGAGAGCGATTGCATCTGAGGCGAGGGACATGGTTACGGAATCTTGAGTCCGTATTTCACGATGATGTTCGTCGTGTTGATGGTGGCGGTGAGGTTGGTTATGACACTCAATCTCAAATACCCCGCGCCGTTGGATGGTATGTTCGTGACAATGACCTGCGCGGTAACGCCGTTGAAGGAGATGTCAACTGCTTGCAGGGCTTTGTTGTCGAACGTCGTGCCATCAACGCTCGGCGCGAAGATGTAGCGCGTGGTGTGCGCGCCGGTCGCGTCGGCCATCTGCGAGATTTGCAAAGCGACAGTCGATTGCTTGCGGCAGTCGATGAGCTTCGAAACATTGGTGGCAGAGATGGCGGCGCAAGTGGCTGATCCGCTCGCGACGAGCGTCACGGGCGCATATACAGCGTCCTCCGCGTGAGTGTTGAAGACCGCGAGCATGGAGCACGCGGCAATGAGAGACAGGATTTTTTTCATGGCTGTTTGGATTTGGATTTGGTTTCGACGGGTTTGGCGGCGGGGCGGTTGATCTGGATGCCAACGTTTCGCGAAATCAGTTCGCAAAATTCGGCACGCACAACGCCCTTCGGGTATTCGTTGCTGCGTTTTATTCCGGTGATGAGTTTGATCTGGTCCGCGATGGAAACTTCCGGCCCGGCAATGACAGTCGCCGGCCCGGTGGCCTTCTCGTTCGCGTAACCCAAGACAATGGTTTTCATGTGGTGAAGTGCAGCGGGTGAATCAAACGGACTTCACCCGCTGCGAACCGGGTTAGCTGCTCTTGATGAGCACGCCAGCGGTCGCGTCATTCGCAGCCGCACCAAACATGATGTCGTAGGTCGCCCACTCGGTCCGGGTGATGTTGGAATACCAGTTGTAAACCGCGACACTGATGCCGAGGTCGGGCAGGCTGAGAACGGATTCCGAGGAAACAAGGTTCGCCTTGTCGCTGCGCAGGGGCAGGCCAATGCCGCAGACAATCGCCTGCGGATTGCAAGCGAAGCCGACGGTGTTGGTTGTTGCGCCCGTCCAGACGGTGTTCAAGGCAACCGTGTCCCAGCCTGGGATTCCAACAGTGAACACGTTGAAGTTCTCCAACGTGGACGGGATGAACCGGGCGTAATACTCGCCATCAAGAATCACGTTCTTGATCGGGGACTTCTTGAGTTGCCCCCACAGCGTCTTGAGTTCCTCCGCGCCGAATGCTGCCGCCGCCGAAGTAACCGGCGTGGCGGTGTAAGTGCCTTCCAGAATCACAGCGGCAACCGCAGCCATGATCTTGTCAGAGATTTCCGCCGTCTTGATCTGCACCCATTGATCCATCGTCACGCCGTTCTGGCGTTCAGCGTTCGTGATGTGACCACCAGACGTGAGTTGCGCGATGGTGATTGGGATGTTGGCTTCCGTGCCGACGAAGTTGGTCGTGTCCTCAAACGAGGTCGCATTGCTCTGCGCCGTTCCGCCGGCGGTGATCTGGCGATGCTGTAAAACCGCCTTCGGCTTGATGCGGTCGATGGAGACTTCCTTGCTGAAGGCCCGCAACGGGGCGAGCCGGTTCTGGAGGACGGTCGTCGCGCCATCGAGGAGCATGTCGGTGACGAGCGCGCTGTCCGTGGTGTTCGCGTTGCGCGGATTCAGATACGCCTGGTTCAACTCGGCGTAGTTCGCCACGCGGAACTTGTAACGATCCGCGACGTTCTCGATCTTGTTCGCGCGCTCGATGATGTTCTCAGCGCCGACCTGCACGCGCCCGCGCGGGGAGTTCAGCGGGGCAGCCGTCTCCGGGAACTCGCTGTAAACGGCGAGCATGGAATCGTCCACCAGGCACTTGGCGAGGAAGGCTTCGCGATTGGTCGCAACCGTCGGGCGGGTCGCGGCGATGGCATTGAACTTGTCCGTGATGCGGGCGTCCTTCTCCGCTTTCAACTGCGCTTTGATGGCGGCGAGTTCGGAATTAGCCGTGACGGTGTTCGCGGCGGGCGCGGGCTGCGTGTTCGCAGTGACCGTCGGAGGTCCGTTTTGGACGAGGGTTTTAATCGCCTCATCGGTCGCGTCAGCCGGTGGCTGGATGCCCCACTTGTTGAGCAGGGCGAGCATTTCAGTTTTGTTCATGATGTTCTGCGGGTTTTGGGTTTTTGGTTCCTCCGCGCCCTGCGAGGGAGCGGAAAGGTTGGCAGCTTGCGGCGTGATAGGCGTCTTTGGCTTTGAGGGGTCCTCGTTGCCGGTTGCTGCCGTAAATTTTGAGGAGTTCAGCGCGGCCAGCTTCTGCTTCATGTTGCTGATTTCCGCTGTGCTGAAATTGTGAACGGCCTTGCCGTCAATCACCTTGTCCACCAGTCCGAGGTCCTTGGCGGCATCGCCGGTGAGCAGGGTTTCGGCAGCCATCAACGCGAGCATTTCATCGCGGGGCTTGCCGGTTTTCTTCGCGTAGATGTCGGCGATCTGGCCATCGGTGATGTTCAACATCTCGGTCGCCTTGGTCATGTCGTCGGCGTTGCCAACTACAACGGCCCATGACTTATGAATGAAGATTTGGGAATGGCTGCGGGCGTGCGTCTCGTCGGCGGGAATCATCCAGGACGCGGTTGAAGCGGCTACGCCGTCGATGATGTTGACGATCTTGCCTTCCCAGTCTTCCAACATGGAACGAATGGCCTTGCCTTCATTCACGTCGCCGCCGCGCGAGTTGATGTGAATCTTCAACTCGCGTTTCTTGTTGGAAACTTCCGAGAGCGCGGAGGCGAGGTCTTTCGCGGCGAAGCCTTCACCCGTCCAGGGGTCTTTGCCGATGTCGTCATAGATCATCAGCGAAACCGGCGTGGCATCCTCCTTGTTGAAGGTGATCTCGATTTTCCCGCCGATAAAAGGGATGGCTTTGGAGATGATCTTGTTGAAAGTTTTCATTTCAGTGGCGGGTCTGGTTCAGCGACCTGCTGAGGTTCGGATTGCTGAAGGGTGGAAATCTCCGAGACGTTGATGTTCCGCGCATCGGCGAGTTCGCGAATGAATACCGCCTCGTCCGCCTTCTCGCGGAGCAGTTGCATTCCATCCAAGCCAAGCTCAGCGGCGCAGGCTTTGTAGGTGCGCAGACCGCTTTGAAGCTCTTGCACCATCGCATTGGAGTTGCGGCCCACGTCAACATTCACGGCGCGCGGGGCGCGGACGGACGTTTTTTTCCAGTCAAGCGGGCGCTTGGCGAGGCGGGGATTGAATGCCGCCTCCATGTTGATGACGTATTCGTAGATGCGCTGGAAATGGCTGGCGAACATCCCAGACTTGGATCGGAAGAAGGCGGCAGCGGCGTCGAGTGAGCCGCGATAAACCGTGCCCTGCATTGAATCCGGGTAAACCAGGACGTAGGGAATGCCGACACCGACGCAGACGTTCTCCGCAAGGCTGCGCTGCTGTGCGCGCCACGCTTCTGATGGTCGCTGACTGACGTGTTCCTCGATCTTGTCGCCCTGCATGGCGACATTCACGCGGCCCGCGTAGGCTTCACGGTAGTATTGAGCCTTCTTTTCAGTTTCGCCGGCTGTCCCGTATGCGAGTTGGGTTGCCTGGTCAACGAATCGGCGCTGACTGTAGCCCATGCCCGGCGGCATCTCGCCGCTTTCGGTGTAAACGTTCAGGGAGTTCTGCGCGTTTACCTTGCAGTGCTTCATTTCGAGCGCCGCGAGGTCAAGCATGTCGGTTAGTGTGTTGGTTGCGCAGGCGATGTAGGGGATTTCACGCAACTGCCCGTGACGGGACGGCTCAAAAACATGGATGACCTGCCACGATTCAAACCGCTCGAAGGTTTTTGTGTCGGTTTGGAACCAGTAGTGCGTTGGCCGTCCTGCAGCGTCGGTAACAACACCGTCGAAGATGGTTTTGCCTTCCTGCGCGGCCATTGACGGCGGGGTTTTGCAGAAATGCGCCTCGATGGTCTGGATGCGCGGGCGGTTGTTCGATGGATCGCGGGTGAGCAGGACGAAATCGCCGCCGATGACGAAGGTTTCGCGGGAGATGACGCCTTGCTTCACGTCGAAACCGAACCGGCTGGAAACATCGGCGAACGGCTTCCACGCATCCCAAGTGTCTAGCGCGGCCTTGTTAAATTCCTGGTCGCTGGTGTCAGGGAAGAATTGAAGCCCGCTGCCGACGGTGTATTGCTCCCAAACATCCGCGAGCTTGTTGAATAGCGGTGAGTTTTGCTCGAAATCCAGCGCTTTACCTTGAAGTTGTTCGCGCGTGCATCGGGTAATGTCGAGACGGGGCGCTTCAAGGTTGGCCCGTCGCCAGCTTCGGTCCTCAGACCATGACGCGGCGTCGAACTTGTTGAGCAAGGCATCGTAAGCGAATCCAAGGCGCGTGCCGGAAAGGAGAGCTGAGATGGCGTTTGAGAAGTTCATCGCAGGCAGGAGAAATCAACGCGGAAGTCGCCCGAGGGCGCGGCGGCGAATTGGGCGATACCCTCCTGGTAAATCTCGTCCTCGTCGTCGGTGTAGAGATCGCGGGCGAGCTTCTCGTAGAGCTTGATTGCAGCGAGTGCGATGCGCTCCTTATCAACCGTCGTCAGCGTGTGCGCGTCGGGCGTGGCGTAGCCGTGAGAGGATGAGCCTTGCGAGAGATTCGAGAGGGATGAACCTCGATTGAGCGCACGGGCGGTCTGCCAGCCGGAGGTTAGCTGTTCCTGGAACGTCAACGCGCCGTCTGGCGCAGCAATCCATGCTTCGCGCCAGACGGCTTCAATGTCGTCCTGATTCACCGTCACACCTAACTTTAGGTGCGACTAAGAATTTCAGGCAGTGGCGGAAATTGGCATTGCTGAAAACTGTAGTGACTAACGGCAGAACGCCAAGTAAACCGCGTGTGATCGCGAGCGAGCGCGCAGCCGACCCTTGATCGTCCGCATGTGCTTGTCCACAGTTCCGCACCCAATCGCCAGAACATCCGCAATCTCCTTGTCTGATTTACCGAAGGCGACGAGGCGCAGAATTTCGCGCTGCCGAGGGGATAGGGATTTTATCATGACCATGTTTCTCCAGTCATTCGACTTCTCGGGTCTTCTCTAAGTCCAAGCAACTCACGGAAGGTTGCTGGCTTTGTTTTTGGGTTTTCCGGCCATTGCCTTGGTTGAAGGTTGCACGCACAGCAAAGCAGGTGAACGGTTTTGATTTTAGGAATAGGGATTAGCTGCCCGCAGGCTTCACAAAAACAAAAACGCTCATCGCTCATTTCGCCCCCAGTTGGTTCATCCGTCCAGCAATTAAGCCCTCCATGTCGATCATGCAGGCGATATACGCCTCGCACATCAACAAGTGGTCAGCCTTGCGGGTTTGCTGCCATTCTTCGATCTGCTCCTTGGCCCGCCCGCGCGTGGTCCGCTTGCGTTCCCAAGAGTCGAGTTGAAGCTGGTAATCTTCCGACGCGTCAGACGGCACATCCCAGATGATGTATTGCCACGGAGATGCGTCTTTGTTCTCCGCCAGCACACGCGCGCGATGGTCGCGCAGGAAGAAAAGATTTGAGAGCAGTCCAGCCTTGTTGTAATGCCACAGCATTGGCTCGTCTATGTGCGGCTGCCATCCTTCACGGCTCACGATGTAGTTGAACTTTGGCGGGACGTTTAACTCCATGTGAATCGGTTTCGACGTGGAATAGAATCGCTTCACCTTGTCGGCGTGAGAAAACCATTCCTGCTTCGCGCTGCCGATGGTGGCGTTGATTCCGTTGCGATAGCAGAACTCCAATGTGTGCTTGGTGTCCCATGTGGCGTCAATGACGCCACATCGCCGCTTGCACTCGTGCTCGTCAAGGATGGCAAGCAAGTCGAGATCGGTGTGGACCTTCCCCTCAAAGACAAGCTGCGAGTCGCAATTCTCCAGCACGTCTCGAATAACAAGCCAGTAGTGGCCGAGTTCTCCGAGGTGCTTGAATCCTTTCTGCTTGTCCGCTGCCCACGCGCGAACGATCCGGTTCGGCAATCCTGTCCGGTTTTTCTTCAGCGTAGAGTTGACGATGATTTGACCTTGAAACGGTCGGTGCTCGTGGGAATAAAACCGGCACTCGCGCTCTTGAATGTATTTCTGAAACGGGATTTCATCGCCGCCCTTGAGGGTGCGCAATGCCTGATGCTTCTCGGTAATGAGTTGCAGCCACGGAATGAAGTCCACCGACACTGCATCATAAATGTAGCTGCGGTGCGACAGGTGCGCTCCTTCGTTCTTGGGCGCGCTGTAGCGGCCCGACAATGAAAGTGGGCGGCGTTCGGCGGGCGTGTCGCGGACCTGGTAGCCGCATGGCATGTGGTAGCGGATTGTTTTCTCCAGCTTGTTGTAATCGAATTTTCCGCCGGGAAGCTTGCAGTCGGTGGAATCGTAGCGCAGCCCACCAAGCTCGGGATGCTTTTCTTCCCAGCGCGTCCGCATGGTGTGGAACTCTCCGCAGCCGGGGCACTCCACCTCCCATTCCTGCATTGTGCCGGCCTCAAATGCGGTGTGGAGTTGGTCGCCTTCTACGCCAGCGTTCGAGATGTCCACCGCTTTAGGAAACCAGACGGCGGTTTGACGGCCGCGCGCTTTCGCCAGGTGTCCCGGCTTCCATGAATGAATCTCCTCGTTGACCTGATACGGAACGGAATCAGAGTCGAGCGCCTCCGGCAGAAAGACACCTTGCGAGCGAACGAAGGCTTGCCGGAACTTCGCGTAACACTTCACCGCGGCGAATCGGTCGTGACTCCAATCAAGCACACCGCACGCCTCCAGCGTCGGCAGGGTTTCGTTCTCCCATTTCGCTTCCGCTTTGTCGTCTTTCTCCCAGTTGTATTGGATGTGCCCGTGACCGAACTTCGCGAACCAGCACAACGCGATTAGCCCGACGCGACTGCCGCCGGTCTGAACCGGCTTCACTAGCGTCACGATGCGTGTCTCGTCGTCAGCCAGGCGTTTGATTGGTTCGATTGTCCATGGGGTTATCTTGGAATCGTAACGCTCGCTGCGGACTGAACCTATCAGCCGGATGTGATCTTCAGCCCACGCGATGATGTCAGCGGGTTTGGAGGGGGGTGGGCCGCAGCGCAGTTCAGTCATTTGGTCGCAATCTCAAACCGCTTCGCTGCCGCTTCGCGGAGTGAGTTTAGGATTCCTTTGAGCTTTCCGTGAACATTAATCACATCCATACCGGCAACCGCTGGCGGGATTTCGCGAAGGAGACGGTCAAGCTCTCCAAAGTAGTAGGCGACAGCCTCGGAGACCTGCTGTTGTGCGTCGGCAACCAACATCACCTCGCCGCGATCTTTGGTGAGTTTGATTTCTTCGCGCTTGGCTTTGACGGAGTTGAGAAACGCGGTCCACGTCCCAAAGCCTTTTGGAAGTTCCTCTTTTGAATCCAGGACTTTCGGAATCCATGCGAGAAGTTTGTTAAGGTCAACACGGTTCGATGAGTCGAAGGCGGGGCAACCAGAGGTTGAGCATCGCTTAAGGAATGACAGCGGCAACCCCGTGCGCGCTGCGCAATTCTTCATTGAAGGATAGACTGGAAGTTCTGGTTTCGGATTACTCATCGTGTGGAAAATGTTTTTTGGGTATTATGGCGACTGAGTGAAGCACAGGAGGACCTTGCTTGGAGAGGGTCGTCTGAGAACTCTGGTAATGTTTTCTGTTAATCCCTCCCTTGCGCCTCCTGCGCGATTTTCGCTCATGTGAACCTCTTCCAGCAATCCTCCGCATACGCCGCTGGCGTGCCAGCTATGCGTCCTGCTTTGATCGCATCACAAACCTCATTCATCACGCGTTCGACCTTGCCTGCGTCTCGCTTGATTCGATTAACCCACTTCCCTGCATCGTTGACCCATTCACCCTTAAGCGCACCCTCAGCCTGCCTTGCCGCCTCCCTTTGCCTCGCAGAGAGCTTTGTCGGCTTTGTCGAACCGGAAGCTTTGTCGGCTTTATCGAGTTCTGATTCTGACTTTGATTCTGACTTTGATTCTGATTCTGATTCTGATTCTGATTGGGTAATCGTTACGATAGTCGTTACGTCTTTCGTAACGGTGGACGTTACGTCAACGTTACGTTGGTCGTTACGTTCAACGTTACGTTGTCTTGCCTCGGTTGCGGATTTTGTCCGCTCGCATTGCAGGCGATATTCCTCCTCCGCTGCGGCAAGCTCCTTCTCAACCCGTTTATGTTTCCACAGGCCAGCCT